TGGTGGGCGTGACCGCTGCCGGCCTCGCGGTGCGCGGCGCCGACGCGACTGCCGTCACCGTTCTCGGCAAGGCCGAGGTGCCCTACCTGCCGCAGCCGACCACCCAGAACACCTCGCCGAACACCAAGTACGACAACACGTTCACCGGCCACGCCGCCAGCTCGCTGCAGGTGGTGGTCCGGACCGGCGTGTTCAAGTGGGCGAACGGGACCAGCGCCGACGCGATCACCCAGGCCGATGTAGGCCAGGATTGCTTCGCGGTCGACGACCAAACGGTCGGACGCGTGCTGAGCACCGGCCGTGCCCGGGCTGGCAAGATCGTCCAGGTCGACTCGGATGGCGTCTGGGTGTCGATGGGCTACTTCGCCCAGCCGGGCCTGGGCGGGCAGATCCTCACCCTCCCGGTCACGCTCGCCTCGCTGGTGGTCGGCGGCGGCACCATCGCCGGTCCTCTCACCCTCGGCTTCACCGGCCGGATCATGGGCATCTCCTACGTCGCCGACGTCAGCGGCGCGGGCGCGGGCGCGACCATGGCCGTGAGCCTGAAGGTCAATGCGGTCGCGGTGACCGGCGGTGTCTGCACCGTCACGGTCGCGAACACGGCCTACGCGGCGACTCCGGTTCTCGGCACGGCGGTGACCGCCCTGAACCAGTTCGGACCGACCGACACCATCACGCTCTTGAACGCGGCCGGCACGGTGTTCACCGGCGGCTCCGGCAAGTTCCTTATCCAGCTCGCGTAGCTATCCGCGAGTGCCCTTTCCGCCTCACCCGCCCTTCATCACGCAAGCCGCGCCGCCCGCATCGGGTGAGGCGCACGGAGACGTGTCCCCATGGAGCTGATCCAGTCCAACATCGACTTCCTCTGGTACGGGTTCAACAACATCGTCCAGCAAGCGCTGCTGTCGACGGTGACCTACTGGGCGACGATCGCCAGCCAGACCACCTCCAGCACGCGGCAGGAAGTGCACGCTTGGACCGACCGGCTCCCGCTGATGCGCGAGTGGATCGGCGAGCGGCAGATCCTGAACCTCCAGACCCGCGCCTACACGCTGATCAACAAGGACTACGAGGCGACGGTCGAGATCGACCGCAACCCGCTGCTCGACGACCAGTTCGGCATCTTCAACGCGCGCGCCCAGGCCCTGGGCATGAGCGGCGCGCTGTGGCCGGACCAACTCGTCATCAACGCGCTGCAGAACGGGGACCAGACCTCGGCGACCTGCTACGACGGGCAGCCGTACTTCAACGCCAGCCACCCGCTGGACCCCGACAACGCGGCCTCCGCGACGCAGTCGAACCTGTTCACCACGGCGGGTTCCGGAGCGCGCCTGCTCACCTCGGCGAACTTCGCCTTCGTCCGCGCCTCGATGCTGGCCTGGAAGGGAGCGAACAGCTTCCCGGTCAACACCATCCCCGACACAATCTACGTGCCGCCGCTCCTCGACGTGACGGCGCGCCAGATCGTCAACTCGGCCTTCACGGCGCCGGCGATCGCGGTGGGCCAGAACGCGGCCTCCACCGTCCAGAGCAACGTGCTCAACCAGCTCGGCTTCAGCGTGGTGATGATTCCCAAGCTCGCCGGCGACGACACCACCTGGTACATGGGCGACACGAAGACGCTCGGCGGGATCGTGCGCGGGATCATCTTCCAGATCCGGCAGCCGGTCACCATCGTGCAGAAGACCAGCCCGACCGATGATAACGTGTTTAAAACGAGAAAATTCCTTTGGGGCATCGACGCCCGCGGAAACGCTGGGTACACTTTGCCCTTTCTTCTCGCTAAGGCAGGGGCCTAAAAAGACAGCCGTTGTCAGAGGGGAGGAGTACACTCCTCCTCATGGCTGGACCACCTGCACCGAGTCTGTTAGGTCAGCGTTTCGGTAAGCTGCTGGTTATCGACAGGGCTGGGGCGAATAAGCGCGGTGACGCGCTATGGTTGTGTCGCTGCGATTGCGGCTCGACGCAAGCATACATGGCGTATCACCTGCGGGCCGGCAAGAGTGCCAGCTGCGGATGTAGCCGACGCAAGCCGGGCGACATCTCGTGCGGTCACGGCTTGTTCCTCCAGTACTTCGTCAAGGCCCGCCGCGAGGGAATGGCCTTCGAGCTGACCGAGGAAGAGACGCTGGCGCTGTTCCGAGGAGATTGCGCGTACTGCGGGGTGCCGCCCGCCCAGGTCTTCAAGCGGACGAATCGCTGGAAGAAGACCGCATTCGCGTGGCAGCCGCAGCCGTTCATCTACAACGGCATCGATCGCGTCGACAGCTCGCAGGGCTATGTCCGCACCAACGTCGTGTCCTGCTGCGGGACGTGCAACCGCGCGAAGATGGACCAGACGCTCGCCGAGTTCGAAGACTGGATCGATCGCGTGCACGAGCACCTGCACAACCGCAAGCGCCTCACGCTCGTGAAGAGCGACGTCTAGCCCGTCCCGCCCTGCCGGCGGTGCCCGTCCCACACCTCGCCCGCGAAACGCAGGAAGGCGGCGCGATCCGTCATCCCCATCGACTTCTCGGATAGCATCGCTGCTGCGGCGAGCAGGGCGAAGACGACCGCGGTATCGGGAACGTCCTTGTCCGCGAGCTTCGAGAGCGCCTCGATGATGGCGCTCATCACCTTCTGTCCCGCCTGCTGAAACTCGACCGTTCCCATCCCAAGGAGTATCGCATGCCCTCCAAGCCCGTAAAGGTCATGGTCATCGTCCCGGAGCGCACGTTCACGAGGGACGACGGGTCGACCGACACCGAGAAGGGCTACTGGGTGTTCGGCAAGTTCTTCCCGAACGGCTCAAGCACCGACGTGCTGGAGGACGATCCCGACGGCGAGCCGCTCCCCATGTACAACTTCGAGACGCAGAAGCAGGAGATCGTTCGGCGTCCCGGATACACCGTCGCCCAGAAGCTGCGTCAGCTCGAGGACGCGAAGGGCGGCAAGGAAATCGTTCTCCAGGACGGCAACAAGACCCGCAAGGTCCGGACGCCGGCCATGCTGGAGTACGTCGTCCTCGACGAGAAGCCGCAGGCGAGCGCCTCGAAGTAGCCTCCGATGCCGCTGCTCGCCCCGACGCCGTACGCGACCCTCGCGGACGTCTACAACTCGGGCCTGCCGCAGGCCGCGGTCGGGACCGTCACGACGCCGCAGCAGCAGTCGATCCTCGACTCGTCCAACGCGAAGATCGACAGCTACATCGGGGCGAAGTTCACTCTCCCTCTGGTCCAGTGGGGACCCGACCTGCAGAACGCCGCGGTCGTGCTCACTGCGTACGGCATCATCGCCTACCGCGGGTTCGACCCCGAGGACCCCGGCGACGTCGTCTTCAAGGAGCGCCGCGACCACGTCACCAAGTGGCTCGAGCTCATCGCCGAGGGCAAGGTGACGCCCGTCGTAGTGGACTCGAAGCCGGGCGGCAAGGGCGGTGCCGGCGGCGACCCGTTCACGACCCAAGCCCGCACCAGCTTCTCCACTACGCAGGCCCAGCTCGACGGGCAGGTCACCATCAACTCGGACGCGCAAGCCGGGCAGGTCTTCATCGGCCGGCCGACGCTCCGCGGCTGGTAACGAAAGGGGAGCGCCATGGCCGCGGTCTACGGTCTAAGTTGGTCGTGGTCCTTCACCTCGCCGATCACGAACCTGGGCACCTGGCAGATGGTCGCCCTCGCCCAGATGGATGGCCTCATCGAGTTCGGCCGCGTGGTCGGGTGCGCGAACCTCATCGGCGCGACCGGCGGCACTCTCGACATCGTTCTCCAGACGAACTACGGCCGCGGCCTCGGTCAGCCCGGCACCGGCTTCTGGAAGGAGATCGTCCGCTGGACCCAGCTCGCCGGCGGCGGTGCAGCGGCGTCCTCGACGATCGTACTCACGCGAGGCGGCTCCGGTACGAGCGCCACGCCGACCGCCTCCAACGCGATCGATGGGCCCGGCGGCGGGTACGCGCCGACGATCGCTGCGAACACGGTCATCCCGCAGACGCTCGGAGACTCTCTTCGGCTGCTGGTCAACCCCGGCGCAGGCACCACCGTCGGCGCGGCGTTGACCTTCGCCTTCGACGCCTCGCCGTGATCTCGTTCTCGGGCCCGACCCAGGAAGTTGAGTACCTCGCGCGCCAGATCGGGCTGCTCGGTCGGCAGGAATTCGCGCGCGAGCTGATGGGCGAGTTCGCGCAGTCGGCGCAGGAGTACGTGCAGCAGGACGAGTTCCCGAACAGCCATGACCCGTACGGCAACCGCTGGGCACCGCTCAAACGACACAGGCCGCAGCACATCGGGGCCGGCCCGCTCGTCAAGTCGGGGAAGATGCAGGGCTCGGTCCGCCGCTACGTGTCGTTCTCAGGCTTCACCTTGAAGGCACCGGTGCCGTACGCGCAGTTCCACCAGAACGGCACGCGGAAGATGGTCGCGCGCCCGTTCTTCCCCAAGGACGG